CCCGTGAAAGATTTCGTTGATCATCTTACCAGACTCGCCCCAGAGGGCGAAACTTTTTTGCTGGTACGTCAAAAGCCCCAACTGAGGGAAGGCGAGATGCAGTTCCACGCCAATGGCGCCATCAAGGCCACCTGGCCAGCGATGCTGCCCACGGCCAAGGTCAAGCCCGAGTGGGCCATCTACGGCAACACTGCGTCGTTCATCATCGACCGCTTCAAGGATGGCCACCCCGGCGCCAGCGCTGCCGCGTGCGAGTATGTGCTGGTGATGGTGCTGGACGACGTGGGCGACCCTGAGAAGGCCCCCAACGTCCCGCCGCTCGAGCCGACGTGGAAGATCGAGACCAGCCCCGGCTCGTTCCAGTGGGGCTACGTGTTCAGCGAGCAGCCCACCAAGGCCGAATTTAGCGCAGCAATTGCCGCCATTGCCGAGGCGGGTTACACCGACAAAGGCGCGATCAACGCGGTGCGCAATTTCCGCATTCCCGGCTCGATCAACCTCAAACCTGGCCGTGCGATGTTCGCCGCCCAGCTGCGTGAGTTCAAGCCCGAGCGTGACTTTACCCTTGAGCAGATCTGCGCCGCCCTGAACGTGACGCCCGGCGAAGCCGAGGACGCCCACCGCCCGATTCGCATCTCTGACGACGGCACTGACGACGTGATGGTGTGGCTTTCTGACAACGGCCTGCTGCTGTCCAAGCCCAACCAAGAAGGCTGGGCCGGTGTCATCTGCCCCAACTCAGCCCAGCACACCGACGGCAACCCCGAGGGCCGCTACCTGCCGGCCAGCCGCGCCTACTGCTGCCTGCACTCGCACTGCACCGAGCTGGACTCGTCCGTGTTCCTGCAATGGGTGGCCGACAATGGTGGCCCCAAGCACACCCCCGGCCTGCGCGAGGAGCTGCTGGCCGCTGCGATGGAGTCAGCCCTCAGTAAGCTGGCCCCGACGCCCGAATACCCCGACGCCGCCGCCGCTATCGTGGCCGAAGTCGAGCGCAAAGAGCTGGGCCGCGTCGAGAAAGAGGGCTGGTACGAGCGCTTCGCTTACCTGCAAGACGATGACGCCTACTTTGACATGCAAGAGCGCCGCGAAGTTAGCCGCGCCACTTTTAACGCCATTTTCCGGCACATCGGCTGCAACTCGATTCACGGCAAGCGCTCGAAAATCGAAGCCGCCACCAGTTTTGATGAGCACCGCCAAGCCAAAGGCGCCCGCGCGCTGGTCGGCCTAACCTACGCCCCCGGCGAGTCGATCCTTTGCGCTCGTGATGGCTTGGTGTACGGCAACCGCTGGCGCGACGCCCGGCCGGTGGCCACCGGTGGCGATGCCGGCCCTTGGCTGGCTCACGTCGAGCGGATGATCCCTGACGACCGTGAGCGCGCCCACGTCCTTAACGTGATGGCCTTCAAGGTCCAAAACCCCAACCGCAAGATTAACCACGCCGTCCTGCATGGCGGCGCCCCCGGCGCCGGCAAGGACACCCTTTGGGCCCCGTTCCTCTGGGCGATCGGCGGTGATGCCCTGGTCAACGTCTCCCTGGTGCGCAACGAAGAGCTGACCAGCCAATGGGGCTATGCCCTTGAGACTGAGGTGATGGTGATCAACGAACTGCGCCAGTCCGAAGCCAAAGACCGCCGCGCCCTTGAAAACCAATTGAAGCCCCTGATCGCCGCGCCCCCTGACATGCTGCCGATCAACCGCAAGGGCCTGCACCCCTACATGGCCTTGAATCGTTTGTTCGTCCTGGCTTACTCCAACGAGCGGGTGGCCATCAACCTGCCCACCGAAGACCGCCGGTGGTTTGTCATCTGGTCCGACGCCGGCCGCATGTCCCCCGCTGAGTCTGTGGGCCTGTGGGCCTGGTACAAGGCCGGCGGCATGTCCCGCGTCGCTGCCTGGTTGCACCAGCGCGACGTGTCCGCGTTTAATCCCGGCATGCCCCCGATGATGACCGAAGCCAAGGCCATCATGGTCGAGGCCGGCATGTCTGGCGCCGAGTCGTTCTTGGTGGAGCTCATGCGCGCCCGCATCGGTGAATTCTCTAAGGGTGTTGTCGGCGCCCCCTGGCATGCCCTGTGCGATCGCCTGCAAGGGTCCGCGCCTGGTGCCATTAAAGTCGTTCAAGGCGCGCTGTTGCACGCGCTTAAAGAGGCCGGTTGGGTTGATTGTGGCCGGTTGAAATCCCGCCGGCATGACACCAAAAAGCACATTTTCTGCGCGCCTGACATGGTCGATATGAGCCGGTCCGAACTGCGCGATATGGTCGAGGATCCGCCACCGTCGACCCTGCGCGCCGTCAAGTAATAAGGGCCCGTTAAGGGCCCTTTTTTATAGTTTGAACAGTACCGCCAGCAACGCGACGACAAGGGCCGCCAGCGCGGCCGTCATGTGGACCGCCTGACAATGGTCAGCGCTTCGCGCGCCGCGCCCGACGCTTGGCGCGCCGTCATGTCGTTTTCTTCAATGGCCACTAACGCGGCCGTCGCCTGTCCTAGGGCAAACTGTAGCGCTTCGATACGGGCAAACAGCTTGGCCGCGTTTTCGAAGCCCTCCGCATAGCATAGGCGCTCAGCATCGGCCGCGGGTAATCTCATGTAGTCAAAGTTCATTTTGTGTCTCCAAGTATTCGGCCACTGTCCGGCCCATTAAAAAAGCATGTTCAGCGCTTGGCATGTCCAAGGGTTTATCACCCAATGCATCGGCTAATTCACTCAGCCATTGCCAAAATTCTTTTACTCGCATGGGATAAATTCCTGCAAATCAGCGCGCATGACTGAATAAGGGCCTGTTTTGAATAACGCGTAATAAGCAAAATAGATTTCCATTAGCTCCACGGGTTTACCCTTATAGGTGCCTTTGGCGCCAGGCTTTGGCCAATCCGCCCGCGTGGGGTAACGATCAGGCGCCGGATTGTGTTTATAGCCGGGTATTGGTGATTCGATCATACGGCCGCCATCATGAAAACGCGGCGTTTGTGGCCGACGGCGTGGTCCGCAATGACGATATCGCGCGCGGCTTTAGCGGTACCGCCGCAAAGCATGCATGTGTCGCATGTGGCTTTGCGGCCGCCTTCGGCCGACGCCGGGCACGTTGTCTCGCTTGCTTGCTTGTCGACGCCTACGGACACGCGGAAAACCCGCATACCGTACAAATTAGCCTGAGCGGCCTCTTCGATGTTATCGGCCGACGCCATCACCAAAGGCGCCCACGCGGCGTGATCAAACCCGATACTTTGCCATTGGTGCGAATAACCGACAACCCCGGCCGCATCGGCCGTTATTTCTTGCCACATGGCCACGGGCGCGGCGGCAGGGTCGCCGTACGTGCCAAGCCGGACTTTACGGCCGCTCAAAATGGCGCGCAATTGGGCCGGCGTGGCTTTTTGGTACCGGCCGCGCAAATAGGCCGCATACACGGACCGGACAGAGCGGCCGACGTTGACATAGCAGGGGGCTTCGCCGTTATCTTTGGCCAATATCGGCCGGTGGACACATTGGCCGCAAATGCTCACGTCGTCGCCGGTCTTAAGCGCTTCGACCGGTGAAACGTCGGACCGGATAATAAAGGTTTGCACCAAGTCCGCGCCCGTTTTAGCGTTGGCGGATCCGTACAGTTTGTTTACGATAACCACAATCGGGCGGCCGTCGATTTCCGACGGGCCTTCGTATGCAATATATCCAAGGGTTTTCATGGTTAGATTTCCTCATTCAAGCGGATTGATGAAATATTGCGGCGGCGCAATGGCATGGGCATGCACGTTTGTTCGTACATTGCATCGCGCGCCTCATATGCGGACCAGATAGCGCGGCCGACGGGTTTACGTGGGCTTGTTTGCGCTTCGGCGCCGCGCATAGTGCGATAGCCTTTAGGGTTGCCGACAATGGCGTCGTTGCAGTCACGGATAAAAAACATGGTTTGCCCCTTTATTTAATGAGAACGTCAAAGTAAGCCAACGCGCCGACAAGCAACGCGGCCGCAATGGCCAACGCGGCCAGAATGTCGAGAATTTTGTCTTTCATGCTTGGGCCTCTTTGATGTATTCGATGACTTCCTTCATGCCTTCGGCCGATACAGACCACGCAGGCACGCCGCCATCAAGGCATAGGCCATTAGGGCATCCGCTATCGGTTAGGGTTTCGATGTAATAACGGGTTACAAACTGACCGCGCGCGCCGTCGGCGCCGTGAGTGAAGCGCGAATCATAAAATTCGATCATTGGCGCCTTGTTGTTGGTCAGGCAGTCATTGACGCCGTACTTGTCGCCAGTGTTGACAATGCGGATATTGAACATTTCAATTCTTTTCATGGTGTGGTCCTTAAATGAGTGACAAGCGCGCGGCGTCGATGTTCAGCGCGATAAGCGCGGCGGCGAGCGCTGCGACTTTGACGCCGTGATACTGCGCGGCGTCGGTGCACGCGTCGATTGCGCGCAGCTGCTGCTGCGTGCGCATGAATTGGTAGGTCTTGATTGCGTCGTTCATACAGTACTTTCACGGGTTGGTTGATGATGACTCTATTGTAAGGGATATCTTTGCACAAAGGTGCATTGTAAGGGCGTTTGTTACAAATTGTTACATGTGGGCTTTGTGGGCGTGTTGTGGACTGCGTGAAAACGCGGCCGGTGTCCACGTGGCGAGCCCCTATTTATGCGGGGTTGAGCTATTTGTGGACAATGTGGACTATTAGATATCTATTGTAAGAAAAACAATTGCTTAAAAAATAGGCAAGTAGGGTCTAGCGAATTTAATTGCTTGTCCAAATGGTCCACATTGTCCACACACGCACGGCGCGGACTCTGGCGTTAAATTTAAGTTAGTAGGCACTAACCTATTTGTGGACTGTCCACATTGTCCACAAACCACAGTTCATACAGTGATGTAAATGCATACAGTACTGTATAAACGTACATGCACCTAGCCAGGGCTGACGGCTGATTGTGGACTGTCCACATTGTCCACAAAATGTTAGTAAGCACACACTAACCAGGTGGTGGTTTGAGCTGGAGGGGGAGGGGGTAGGGCCGAGCGGACCGGTCAACGGTAGCGTAGCGTTCAGCAACAATTTTTATTTTTACCGGCACACTGCAAAAGATTTTTTGATTTTTATTTTTTGATATAAGATGCACGCACGCATCCACGCGGCCATACATCTATGAGTTTCCATTCACTGCCACTTGTCATCAATGAAGTGCGCGCCACCGAGGCGGTGCTTAACCGCATCTACGACGCAGCCAAGCTCGGGTTGAAGGGCGACAACCTGGCGCTCGCAGCAGGCATGGTGCCCACCGCCTATCGGCAGTTGTGCGAGTTGGATAGAGTGGCGCAGCTGGCCGAACAAAAAGGCCGCGCCGACGGCGAGCTGCTTGCGTCCCAACAGCTGCACAAAGCAGCCGAAGAGGGCGACGCCAAGGCCAGTCTGGCTATTCTGCAAAACGTCCACGGCTGGGTAGCCAAGCAGGCCATCACAGTCGATGTCAACCAACAGATCAGTATTCTTGGTGCGCTGGCCGAAGCCGAGCGCCGCGCCGCCGACGTGGTCGACGTCATCGCACACGAGCCATCGTCTACGACCATGCCAGTGCTACAAGCGCGGCTGGCCCCACACAAACAAAGCGCCTAATGCAAACCACCATCTATTCGGCCGAAGACGAACAAGAGTTGATGGCCAGGCTCTGGTCGCCGCAGTACAAGGACAACCCACTGGCGTTTGTGCTGTACACGTTCCCGTGGGGCGTCAAGGGCACGCCGCTGGAACACTTCTCGGGACCACGCAAATGGCAGCGTGAGGTGCTCCAGCAGATCGGCGACCACATCAAGCAGAACAAAGGCAAGCTGGACTTCAACACCCTACGCCACGCGGTGAGTAGCGGGCGTGGTATCGGCAAGTCGGCACTGGTCTCATGGATCGTGATCTGGATGCTGTCCACCCGCATTGGTTCGACCACCATCGTGTCGGCCAACAGTGAGTCACAGCTCCGCTCGATCACATGGGCCGAGATCACCAAGTGGCTGGCCATGTCACTCAACAGCCACTGGTTTGAGGTGTCAGCCACCAGGTTGATGCCGGCCAAGTGGCTGACCGAGCTGGTCGAGCGTGACCTTAAGAAGGGCACACGTTACTGGGGCGTCGAGGGCCGGCTGTGGTCAGAAGAGAACCCAGACGCCTACGCGGGTGTGCACAACTTCGACGGTGTGATGGTGATCTTCGACGAGGCCAGTGGTATTGCGGACGCCATCTGGGCGGTGACTGCTGGTTTCTTTACTGAGAACACCCCAAACCGGTTCTGGTTGGCGTTCTCCAACCCACGGCGCAACACGGGGTATTTCTACGAGACCTTTCACAGCAAGCGCGAGTTCTGGCAGACCAAGGTGGTGGACGCGCGCACGGTTGAGGGCACGGACAAGCAGGTCTATCAGCAGATCATTGATGAATACGGCCCAGACTCTAGTCAAGCGCACGTCGAGGTGTACGGCGAGTTCCCGAACGCTGGCGACGACCAGTTCATCTCCAGCCTGGTGGTGGACGACGCCATGCGCAGGCCCCTGTACAAAGACCCAAGCGCGCCAATCGTGATCGGGGTAGACCCGGCACGGTTCGGGGCAGACGCCACCGTGCTGGCTGTCAGGCAAGGGCGGGACATCGTGCGCATCATCAGGCACCGCGGCGACGACACCATGACGGTGGTCGGGTACGTCATCGAGGCCATCGAAGAGTTCAAGCCGGCGATGGTGTTCATCGACGAGGGCGGGCTGGGCGCCGGCATCGTGGACAGGCTGAAAGAGCAGCGCTACAAGATCAAGGGCGTCAACTTTGGCTGGAAGTCACGCAACCCGGCCATGTACGGCAACATGAGGGCGCAGATCTGGGGCGACATGCGCGACTGGCTCAAGTCAGCCAGCATCCCAAACGACAGGTTCTTGAAAACTGACCTGATCTCGCCTATGATGAAGCCGGACTCCAAAGGGTCGATCTTCCTAGAGTCGAAAAAAGACATGAAAGCCCGTGGCCTGGCGTCACCCGACGCTGCTGACGCCATCGCGCTGACATTCTCATACCCAGTCGCAAGCCGGGGTGAGTACAATAAACCTGAGCGCCGCGTCGTGTCAGAGCGCGGTGCGGTCTCAACCGGATGGATGGGGGCGTGATGGCAACGAAGAAAACTGTCTCTCTAAGCGTCAAAAAGGCCAAGTGATGCCACTCGTCAAGTCACCCTCAAAAGAGGCATTTCGCAAGAACGTCAAGGCTGAAATTGCCTCAAACAAGCCTGTCAAGCAGGCCGTAGCAATCGCGTACGCCGTCAAACGTGAAGCTGCCAAAAAACCAACAATGAAGACCAAAAAATGAGCCTCCAAGCCCTGCAAGACTGCCTGATCGTGCGTCCAGACATGGAGAAACACGAGTTGTTTATCCTCTTGAGACAGAAACAAACTGGCACGGGTGTGGTAATCTCCGTTGGGCCTGAAGCCAAGGACGTGAAAGTCGGCGACAAAGTGCTATTTGGTGATTCCATCGGCCAAGACCTAAAATACGAGGGTGACAACCTTCTGGTAATGAGGGAAGCTCATGTCCTTAGCCTTGTTGATGAGTAGAAAAGACGCGGCCCAAGAAGGGCGGCTTTTTTACTTTACTGGTAAGCCGTGCCTTAACGGGCATGTGGCTGAACGCAGAGTTGCCAATTACAACTGCATTGTGTGTGAGGCAGACAAAACAAAGCGGTTTTACGCCGAAAATCGTGAAAAAGCGCTTGAAACGCAACGCAGATGGCGAAATAGAAATTTGGATTCTTTATCTCAGCGTCACAAGGATTACAAAAGTAAAAACGCCGAGCAAGTTTCCCATGTACTAAAAGAATGGCGTGCAAAAAACGCAGACCACATAAAACAATCTCGTAAGCAATGGGTTGCTGAAAATCGCGGAAAAAAGAATGCGTCAATGAGCCGCAGACACGCTGCAAAATTGCAACGTAGTCCGGCATGGCTTACGATTGACGATTGGTGGTTGATGGAAGAGGCGTACAATCTGGCACAATTACGCCGTCTTGCAACTGGGTTTGTCTGGCACGTTGACCATATTGTGCCTCTTCAGGGAGAATCGGTGTCAGGTTTGCACGTTCCTTGGAATCTGCAAGTGATACCCGCCGTTGAAAACATGAGCAAAGGGAACCGATTTCAATGAAAGACACTACCGGAATCGTAGCCGCAGCAAATGTGGCAAAAAACGGACCAAACCCGTCAAAAGGCGGTTCCGAGGAGATCCTGACTGTTGCCCGTTCACGTTTGAACACAGCAATGACTGCGTTTTCCGAGACTCGTGAAGACGAACTTGACGATTTGCGGTTCTACGCAGGCTCTCCAGACAACCAGTGGCAGTGGCCCGCTGATGTGCTCCAGACCCGTGGCTCTTTGCAGGGTCAAACGATTAACGCCCGTCCCTGCCTGACCATCAACAAGCTGCCGCAGCACGTTCATCAAGTGACGAACGAGCAGCGCATGAACCGCCCTGGCATCAAGGTGATCCCGGCTGACGACAAGGCCGATGTGGACATGGCAGACGTGTTCAACGGCGTGATTCGCCACATCGAGTACATCTCGGACGCTGACGTGGCCTACGACACCGCCTGCGAGAACCAAGTGTCTTACGGCGAAGGTTACATTCGGGTCTTGACCGAGTACTGCGACGACAAGTCGTTCGATCAAGACATCAAGATCGGGCGCATCCGCAACAGCTTCAGCGTCTACATGGACCCCTTGATCCAAGACCCCGCGGGCGCAGACGCCCGCTGGTGCTTCATCACGGAAGACATCCCCAAAACTGAGTACGAGCGTTTGTACCCCGATGCAGCGCCTATCAGCACCCTCATGAGCCTTGGCGTGGGCGATCAGTCCATCGCGCAGTGGATCGGTGAGAACACCATCCGCATCGCCGAATACTTCTACATCGAGTACGAGAAGCACACGCTCAACCTGTACCCCGGCAACCAAACTGCGTTCAGCGGTACGCCCGAGGACAAGACGATGCGCATGATGTTTGGCAAGCCGATCCGCACCCGCGAAGCTGACCGCAAAAAGGTCAAGTGGTGCAAGATCAACGGCTACGACATCCTTGAAGAACGCGACTGGGCTGGCTCCTACATCCCCGTGGTGCGCGTGGTCGGTAACGAGTTTGAGGTTGACGGCCAGATGTACGTGTCGGGCTTGGTGCGCAACGCCAAGGATGCCCAGCGCATGTACAACTACTGGGTGTCGCAGGAAGCTGAGATGCTGGCGCTGGCCCCCAAAGCCCCGTTCATCGGGTACGGTGGTCAGTTTGAAGGCTATGAGCAGCAGTGGAAGACTGCCAACACAAACAACTGGCCTTACCTTGAGGTCAATCCAGACGTTACAGACGGCCAAGGCGCTGTGTTGCCACTACCCCAGCGGGCACAGCCTCCAATGGCCTCCAGCGGCCTGCTGCAAGCCAAGGCGGGTGCTGCCGAGGACATCAAGTCGGCCACCGGCCAGTACAACGCATCGCTGGGCATGACCAGCAACGAGCGTTCAGGCAAAGCCATCCTTGCGCGTCAGCGCGAAGGTGACATCGGCACCTACCACTACGTTGACAACTTGGCCCGTGCGATCCGTCACATTGGCCGTCAACTCGTAGACCTGATCCCTAAGATTTACGACACCGAGCGCATCGCCCGCATCATTGGCGAAGATGGTGAGCCATCGACCGTCAAGATGAACCCAGGGCAGCAAGAGCCGGTCAAGCGGATTGTGAACCAAGAAGGCGTGTTGATTGAGAAGATCTACAACCCCGGCGTTGGCAAGTACGATGTGCGCGTGATTACCGGTCCTGGCTACGCCACCAAGCGTCAAGAGGCTTTGGAGAGCATGGCCCAGTTGCTGCAAGGCAACCCACAGTTGTGGCAAGTGGCTGGCGACCTGTTTGTCAAGAACATGGACTGGCCCGGTGCCCAAGACCTCGCCAAGCGGTTCAAGAAAACCATTGACCCCAAAGTGCTGGCCGATGATGACGATCCAGCCTTGGCCGCTGCCAACCAGCAGATGGAGGCGATGGCTGCTGAGATGGAGAACATGTTCCAGATGTTGCAAAACGTCAACCAGAGCATGGAAGTCCGTGACTTGGAAATCAAGGAACAGGCCAACCAGATCAAAGCATTCGATGCTGAGACTAAGCGCATTTCTGCCGTCCAGGCTGGCATGAGTGAGCAACAGATTCAAGACATTGCTATGGGTGTTGTGGCTGCCGCGATGGAGAGCAACGACAATATGGTCATGATGAGCCAGCAGCGCGAGATGCCCGAGATGATGCCCGAGATGCAGCCCGAGATGATGCCACCTCAAGGAGAGATGAATGAAATGCGCTGATTTTGTAGGCGAACTGTTCTTGGCCCGTGACGTGGCCCACTCGGTTCACCTGAACACCCGCAGCTTCTCCAAGCACTCGGCGCTGAACACGTTCTACGACGAGGTGATCGACTTGGCCGACAAGTTTGCCGAGGCGTACCAAGGCCGTCATGGTCTAATTGGTCCCATCAGCTTGATGAGCGCCAAGAAGACCACAAACATCATTGAGTTTCTGGAGCAGTCCCTCAAGGACATTGAGGATATGCGATACGAGGTGGTGAGCAAAACCGACACCCCGATCCAGAACATCATTGATGAAATCGTCGGGCTTTACCTGTCCACCCTGTACAAGTTAAAATTCTTGGCATAAAGGAACCGTCATGGAACTTCTCAATCCCCTCACCAAAGCCAATTTCCCGGCTCAAACCGCCTCTTTCACAGGCACAGCGGCCAACACATCTGGCTGGCCCGCTGGTCCTGAAGGCGTTGTGGTCTGGTCCACAGAGCCTTGCTACGTTGAAGTGGGCGAAGGTGCCGTGGCAACCACTGCCAGCACACCGATTCCCGCATTCACACCGATCCCGTTCAAAGTGCCCACCGGCACCAGCGGTCTGTGGCGAGTGAGCGCCATTCAGATCTCATCTGCTGGCGTGGTGTACTGCAAACCGATGAACACAAAATGAGCTTCCTAGCTGTTCGCAACGCTGTTGGCATTGGACTGGGTGGCATTATTTCGCTGTTCGGCGGTCGCAGCAGCGAACAGGCGCAGAGCAACCTTTTAGCTGAAGACGGCGACAACCTCGTTCAAGAGGACGGCGGCTTTATTCTTTTGGAGTAATTTACGATGGCCGTAAATCTTTCTATGCTGGCTGGCGCAGGACAGCAGTTTCTTGACAATAACGCAAATCCGTTATCTGGTGGAAAACTGTATTCCTATGCAGCCGGAACCACCACTCCACAAACAACGTACACATCTTCTGCTGGAAATGTTGCGCGCACCAATCCCATAATTCTTGATTCTGCGGGGCGTGTACCATCAGGTGGTGAAATTTGGTTGACAGATTCGGTAAATTACAAGTTTGTGTTGAACACAAGCAGCGATGTACTGTTGGCAACTTGGGACAATGTGTCAGGAAATGGTAGCGGCATTTATGCTGCACTTGCCGCGCCGTCTGGTTCAAGTCTTGTTGGGTTTCTTCAACAAGGTGCTGGGGCAGTGCCGATCACAGTTGAAGAAAAACTGCAAACTTTGACAATGAGTTTGGTGGAGTTCGGTGGTGTGTGCGATGGTGTAACGGATGACCTTGACGCATGGAATGCTGCGATTGCGCAATACAAGATAACGGGTATTCCAATTTCGTTTAGCGGGTTTTCGCGTGTGTCTGGTCCACTTGTTTACCAAACGTCTGGTACAAGCAACGGCCTTTCGATCATCGGAACTGGATCAAACACCTCGGGGATTATTGGAGATTTCACTGGTGATGCGTTGATTGAAATTGACGGATCATCGCTGCAAGCCTTTAGATTTCAGTACGGTGGAGGGTTCAGCAATTTTCAACTTACCACTGCAACCGGTGCGGTGATCAAATCCGCCATTTCGGTCAATGGTTGGTGGAATGCAACACATGAAAATTTGCTGATTGGCAATTCAGACAACAGCGCTTCTTTCACGGAACACGGAATTACGATTCCCCTTCGCACAGACATTGATTCCAATCCTGATGGATATGCAACAGTTGTTTGGACATTGAATAATGTGACTATCCGTGCGATGGGTCAAAACGGAATTGTAGGTTTCAACAACCAAGGGTATGCGGGTTGGACTTTGAACAATTGCATTTCCGAGGCAAACGGAACGGACGGGATTCAAGTTCATTGTGCTGGATGGATTGTTACAGGTGGATCATGTTCATACAACGGTCGGTACGGTGTAAATTTTTCAGGTGAAAGCGGCGTAACTCTTTCAAACGGTGCATTTGACAGTATCGAATTGGATGGAAATGGTACGGCGGGTATATTTATCAGCCGTGTATCGTCTGGTATTTTTAACAGTAACCGAATAATTAGCCGAGTTCTTGACGCTGTTGAAACTTCCCTTGTTCATGTTTGGTTTGATAGCGCGTTTGCGTGTTTGGGGTTGAGGATTACCAACACATATCATCGTGTTGAATCTGGAATGACGAGTGCGGTTACTATCTATTACTCGTCAGTCGCCACCAGTAACATTTCTGGAAACGAGATTGACGCCTACAACGTTCTTAATTCTGGCGCTGGCACGGTTACAAATTTCAGTTCTGGATTGCTGCGTCCTGATTTTAAAAACATCATCGCAAACAATACGGGTGAGTCTCAAGTTGGTTCCACCCAGCGGTTTGCGTATTCTTCTGAAACTTCGCAAAACATCACCACTTCGGCTTTCACTATTTTGAACTTCAACACTGCGGTTCAGAACACTGGATGGCAGTCGGCTTACGACACTGGAACTGGACGGCTCACGATTCCCTACAATGGTTTCTATCTGATTGCGTTTAACTACACGATAAGTGTGTGGAGTACAAACACCACGTTGCGGATCAGTGTGTACAAAAACGCCTCAGCTAATCGTGATCGCTACTACCGTTGGAATGCTTCGGCAGATGCACCTAATCGTTTTAGTGTTGATTTCACCGAATATGTGTATCTTGCGGCTGGTGACATTATTGACATTCGTGCAGATGTGGATTCTGTCGATGTGTCTCCTTACGGCACGGGCAAACTTTCTGTGGTTAACGCCTAATAATTGAAAGAAAGAGGCTAACAATGGCTGACAAAAAAATATCTGCCCTTACTTCAGCAACCGCCCCTTTAGCGGGCACTGAAGTTGCACCAATCGTACAAAGTGGCGCAACTGTCAAAGCAACAGTTGAGCAAATTGCGACCGCTACCCAACCTAGTGGCACAGCAAATGGCGTGGTGTATTTGAACGGAAGCAAAATTCCAAGCAGTGGCTCTACGTTCAACTTCAACGGTTCTCAGTTGGGGTTTGGTGTTGCCGGTTCGTCCGCTTACGGGTTTCGGCAAATTTACACAGGGTCTGGTGCGGCCTCTCAGTACGGCATGTACATGGATTCGTATGGAGACTCAAGTGCAACTGGTAACATCATCTCAATCCGCGCCAAAGCAAGAACCGCAGCTGCATCTTTCACTTGTGGTACTGCGGCATGTATCAATGCCGACACCATTAGTGCTGGAGCCGGTTCGACCATTTCAAACGCAATAGGTGTCATTCTTGCCGATCAAACCGCTGGCACTGTGAACTACGGACTGGCGTCTTACGTTTCAGCAGGCACGAACAAATGGAATTTCTACATCTCCGGCACCGCTCCGAACTATTTCAACGGTGGACTCAACGTTGGTGCCGCCGTTGATCCAGGCACCGGCAATATCTTTGCCAGCGGAGTTGTAAAGACAGCAGTCAAAACCGTTGCAACCCTTCCGTCTGCATCGACAGTCGGCGCTGGTTCTCGATCTTTTGTGTCCGATGCGTTGGCACCTGTTTTCGGCTCTGCTGTTGTGGGCGGCGGCGCTGTGAACGTGCCTGTTTATTCCAACGGTACAACGTGGTTGGTGGGTTGAGTATCCTCAATCTGTGTATTGACAAGCGGCTTCTTAGCGCATAATCTGAGAACTGTACCGGCCCAGTAGACCGGGAACTCACACGAGTTAAAAATGACTGATGAAGTCCAAACCTTAGCGGAAGTTGACTCCGCGCAAGCACCCGAGGTGACGGCCACCACGGACAATGCACAAAATGCGCCGGTAGTAGCTGAGAATCAAGACGGTAGCACCCAGGAAGAAAAGAAGTATTCCCAGGCTGAAATCGACGCGATGATTGGCAAGCGCCTCGCAAGAGAACAGCGCAAATGGGAACGTGAGCAGCAGGCAAAGCAGGCACCCGTGCCAGCA